CGATGGGCATACTACGCTGTTTGAACGCGCTATAGCCAAGACAGGTCAGGTGGCGATTATGATTCGTGACCTAGACGATAAGGACAATCCATTTTCTGTCGCCGAAGTGACTGCCAATATAGAGAAAGGGCTTGGTGCAAAGGGTTGGAAGCTGAACAAGGACTATATTGTCCTTCATGTGCCGAACATCGTGGACATCAGCTACGGCAGGAAAGTTGGCTATACGTTTACTGAGCATGACTTAGGCGAAGAGATACATCAGATTAGTGCGACCAAGATTCGCAAGAAGATGGGACTGTGATACCCAAGAAAGTACACATAACGTGGAAGACAAAAGACCTGCTGCAAAGTGAGAGTCCTATTGTCACAGAGGGTATTAAGAAGCTGATCGAGCTAAACCCAGAGTGGGAAGTTACGATCTACGATGATGAAGAGGTAGACACATATTTACAGAGGAGGCTTGGTGACCAGTATCCGCTTATAGCTGACAAGCACATAGTGCAGAAAAGCGACTTGTGGCGACTGATGCTCTTATTTGAAGAGGGCGGGCTGTACATAGACATAGACAGGTTTATTGATACACCACTGGATGACCTGATAGGGCCAAGCACACGATGGGTACTGCCGACTTGTAAAGATTATGACTTCTCGCATGACTTTATGATGACGGCTCCGGGTAACCCTGCATATCGCGTAGCGGCTAACCTGTATCTACAGAGGCTAAGAGACGGACACAACAGTATCTATTTCCTTGGCCCACAAACATATATGCATGCGATCACGCTGGTAGTGATGGGCGAAATGATAAACACAGACCCCGGCGAAGAGGTCTTTGAAGAGATACGAGAGAAGCTAAACAGCGCCGGATTTATTAACACTTACCGAGAAGACCCGCCTTACAACACGATTGTGTATCGTAATGGCGCACTGGGGCTTAACTGGGAACAGGAGAAGCGGAAGTTTTATGCCGAGTCAGGGCTTAAGCACTGGTCGGGAGATTGGTAGGATGACAAGTGATTCATGTGTTTGTCTTGGTTCTGATTATAGGAGGTGATCAAGCGTCTGAAACTTGTGATCAGGCGATGTGCTTTTACGACTTAAATCGCTGTAATTATTTTGCAAACAGGCTAAGACGAAACACGTCACCTAGCACATCTAGTCCGATCTCAGCTTACTGCAAGCCAACACTGGTAGACCCTACGCAAGACGGCATAAGGATTTATTGATGGCGGCAGAGATAGTAGCAGCAGTACAGATGTGCGCCTCTGCTTACCGCTTCATGAAAACGGCGGTCAATGAAGGCCGAGAACTTAGCGATATGACTAGAGCTTTAGGCAAGTTCTGGGATGCCCGAGAAGAGGTCAGCGTTTTAGAACAGAAAGCCACCAACCCCAGCAAAATAGAAAAACTGTTCGGTGGTAAATCGGTTGAAAGTCAGGCTCTGGAGATAACGCTTCAAAAGCAAAAGGCCGAACAGCTAGAGAAAGAACTGAAAGACCTGTTCTACTGGACGGGTAACGCAAATCTCTGGCATGACATGCTCAGAGAGCGGATTAAAATACGGAATATGCGTATAGCTGATGCTAGGGCTAAGGCGCAGTCCAGAGCGGCAATGGTTGATATAGTGGTAATAGTAGGTGTTTTTACGGTTCTTTTTGCTGTAGGTATGGTGATTACTAGCGTAGCGGTGGAGTAATGGAATATCAGTGGTTGTTTAACATAATTATAGCGGTGACCGGATTTCTTGGTGGAGTGCTGGTCAATCGCCTGTTTGGCACGTTAGATAAGATTAACGATGATCTTAAACAGATACCTGAGAAATATGTTGCCAAGGATGATTACCGCGAGGACATCCGCGAAATCAAAGAAATGTTAGGTGCAATTTTTAAAAGACTAGAAAACAAGGCTGACAAATGAAACTTGATCCCGTACTGCTTAATATGGCCTGTAGCTGGGCCATGAAGGCATATAACGACAAGAACAAAGATGCCATTAAAATCGAAAGTAAGTGGACATCTACTACAGTATATATAGCCAAGCGTAAGTCCATAGACATCATAGCCTTCAGGGGTACACAGCAGGGAAGGGATTGGTTAACAGATGCTTTTGTAGTACCCGTGCCATACGCGGGTAGACTGTGCCACGGTGGATTTGCGATGGCCCACAGGTCAGTCTGGAAAGAAGTTAGGAAACACATTGACCCTAAAAAACGCACCTTGATCTGCGGCCATAGCCTCGGTGGTGCGCTGGCAGAACTGTCTGCCTCTATGTTGAACGGTAAACACGACAATATAAATTTAATTACCTTCGGTAAGCCGAACGTGTTTTTTAAGGGCTTCAAGAAGCCAATGACTCTTGATAATCAAATCTCCTGCGTGCAAGGCAGCGATATGGTGGCTAGAATCCCACGTTTTTGCTACGGCCCTTCAAGCTCGCAGACTATGCTGTACTTTAGCAATACCGGCCCTGACTACATAAATCCCAGCAAAGACACCAGAGTTGCTGATAGAGGGGATCTGAAAGACCGAATAGCTGACCACATGATGGACGGCTACAAGGATAGGCTAAAAGAATTTCTGGATGAGCAAGAAACACAGGCCAAGAAAGTAGTACAAATGGATAAAGATAAAAAACTAGCTCGTAAAGAATTGGAGGATATGGCGAATGAAATGTTTATTAAAGATTAGCTTTTTAGCTGTTTTCACGTTGTCTAGCTGTACGTCTGTTGAACAAGTTATGGCAAATAAAGAAATATACTGTAACCAATTTTACAAGGGTGTTCGTGCTGTAGGTCGCGGTGCCCTGTCGGCAACTACTGGCGTTATAGTGCCTGATGTCTGCGACACTATTGATACAATTGTGGAAGCTGCGGAATGAAACTCGGTGGTTTGCTTAAATCACTAGCGCCAACAATAGCTAGTGCAGCGGGCGGGCCAATGGCTGGTATGGCTGTCAAGATGGCGGCTTCCAAGCTGGGTATCCCAGACGCTACAGCAAACGAGATTGAAGACCTTATTGAGCGACAACCAGAAAAAGCTGTACTTCTCAAAGAAGCCGACAAAGACTTTGCTCACCGGCTGAAAGAGATGGAGATCAACCTAGAGTCATTTAAGGCCGAGGTTGATGACAGGAAAGATGCCAGAGCCAAGTTCTCTGGGGACATTACACCCAAGGTGTTTTGCATACTGGCGTTGGTTTTGTACGGCGCTTATGTGATGACCGTAACCATACTGCCCCACGACCAGAACGATGAGACTATTATCTCGCTAGTATTGGGCCAATTATCAGGCATTTTAGGCACTTGCGCGGCTTTTTTCTACGGCGGGTCAAACGGTAAAAAGTAATGAAAAAACTGTTAGAAATGCTTAGGCGTCACGAGGGCGAGGTTAAAACTAATGGCCGTCATGTGGCCTACAAATGCCCTGAGGGGTACTGGACGCTGGGCATTGGGCGAAATATAGACCCAGAAAACGGCATTGGGCTATCTGATGAAGAGGTTAATTTTCTGCTCGAGAACGATATAGCCCGCGTAATCAAGGAGTTAGCTGCAGAATACCTGTGGTTTAACGACTTAGATGATGTCCGAAAAGATGCTATGATCGATATTGCCTTTAACCTTGGAGCTACGCGCCTGAGAGGGTTCAAGAAGGCATTGGCCGCTATGGAAGTGGCCGATTATGCAACTGCTGCAACTGAGTTTTTAGATTCTCGCTGGGCAAAACAGGTCGGTGGTCGGGCTTTAGAGCTTACAGACATGATTGCAACCGGCGAATACGTGGAATGATGCGATGGCTTATTTCAGATTGGCGTTGGCGCCCGGTATCGACAAGCAGAACACTGAATACGGTGCCGAAGGCGGCTGGACCGATTGCGACAACGTGCGTTTCCGTTATGGGTTGCCTGAAAAAATAGGCGGCTGGGAAGAGTTTACTGACACCACATCAAACTACCTTGTAGGCCGCCCTTCTGACATATTCACTTGGACGAGCTTGACTGGCATTCCGTATGTCATGGTTGGCACGCACAAGAAGCTTTACATCAACACAGGTGGTGCATGGTATGACGTGACACCTATCCGAGTAACCACTGCAGCCGGGGACGTTACTTTCTCAGCATCTGCAGGCTCTGCGATCATTACGGTCACCGACGCCTCTCACGGTGCTTTTGAGGGCGATTTTGTCACTTTCTCCGGTGCAGTATCTCTTGGTGGCCAGATCACTGCTGATATTCTTAACAGCGAGTATGAGATTACTGAAATCTTGACCGCAGACACTTATACTATTACTGCCCCAGTCAATGCGGATGGGTCAGATACAGGTAATGGCGGTGCTTCTGTTGTGGGTGAGTATCAGATCAATACCGGCTCTGATATCAGCTTTTTCGACTTTGGCTGGGGCACTGGTACTTGGGGCGCTTCTACGTGGGGCACACCCAGATCAGGCGTCACAGGAATCAGCCTCGCTGCACGAGTGTGGCAGTTTGATAACTTCGGTGAAGATGTTATCTGTCAGCTGCAGGACGGCAAGACTTTCCGCTGGGATTTAAGTGCAGGCGTCAGCAGTCGCGCTTTTCAAGTCACCAACGCTCCGACAAAAAGCAAATTTGCCTTGGTATCTACGCCAGACAGGCATCTAGTCCTTTTTGGCACGGAGACCACTATAGGCGACTCTTCAACTCAGGACCCGATGTTTGTTCGGTTCTCGGACCAAGAAGACATTAACACTTTCGTTGAAAGTGCGACCAACACCGCCGGTGGCCAGCGTCTTACTGACGGTAATGAGATCGTGACGGCCATCAGATCACGTGGTCAGATACTGATAATCACTGACACGTCACTGCACGGCATGCAGTTTATCGGACCTCCCTACACTTTTGGCTTCAATCAGCTGGGCGCTAACTGTGGTTGCTCAGGTCCTCACGCTGCGATTGACGTGAACGGCGTGGCTTTCTGGATGGGTATTGAGGCTTTCTACGTGTTCGACGGTACGGTCAAGAAGTTGCCGTCTACCGTGCAGGACTACGTGTATGAGGACATTAACCTTGTCCAAAAGAACAAGATATATGCCGGTCTGAACAGCCAATTCAACGAGGTGACATGGTTTTATTGCAGTAAGGAAAGTGACTACATTGATCGCTGCGTGACCTACAACTATGTCGAAAACACGTGGGCCATTGGCACGCTATCTCGAACCGCATGGCGCGACTACGGTGCCTTTGACCAGCCTTTTGGTACTGACTACGACCCAAATGGCACAGAAAACACGATTACCACTATCTACGGGCTGACGGCAGGTCGCTCTCAGGTTTACCAGCATGAGAAAGGCATAAACGCCGATGGGCAGCCTTTGTCCGCGTTTATCACGTCAGGCTACTTTGACATAGGCGACGGTGATAACATGATGCTGATGCGGAAGTTTATACCTGACTTCAAGGACCAGCAGGGAGATTTGGCGGTAAACCTGTTCTTGCGGTCCTATCCTCAGGCCACCGAAACAAACAGCTCGCTGGACCCTTATACTATTTCGCCGACGACACAGAAAGTGGACACGCGGGCGCGGGGACGGCAGATATCGCTTAAAATAACCAGTAGTGAGCTTAATACCGACTGGCGTTACGGCACGCTGCGCGTGGATATTCAACCGGATGGCCTCAGATGAGCAAGATTACCAATGTGCGTTTACCCAACGTCACCAGCCCAGATTACGACCCAGAGCAGTTTAACCAGCTGGTAAGATCGCTGGAGCAGATTGTCCTGCAGCTCAACGCTTCTTATACGTCCTACGTGTCTGAGAACAAAGGCACTGGACGCACGTGGTTTGGACTATAGATGGCTGACAGATTCTTACAGAAAAATGCCATACCGTCGGCCTCAACCGAGACGACGCTGTACACGGTGCCTGCTGCCACGACTGCCATTATTAAAAGCCTCAGAATAACCAATAGATCAGGCAATCAAGCGGATATTGACGTAATTCAGAACGATAACGGCAGCACGACGGACCTTTATCTCCTGAGTGCGTTCGCTTTAGCGCATGACGCAAGCACAGACGTTTTTGACGCGGTGCCCTTGGTGCTTGAGGAGGGTGACAAGCTGAATATCCAGTCTTCCCGAGCCGATACGCATTTTTATCTGTCATACCTAGAAGTGGACAGGAACTAATAATTTCTTGATAATTGTAGTACTTACACGTCTTCCCGGCGTGCAGCCCTATGAGGCTACCTAAAACATAAAGGATAGGACATGGCTGAAGCGATGCCGGGAATGGCGGGACTCCCTCCCCAAGCCGCCACACAGGCCCCTGCTGGGCCTGCAGAGACAATGACACCAGAGAACCTTGCTGTATTTGAACAAATGCGGCAGGAAATCCCTCCGTCTGAGTTTTCCGAAGACCTTCTAAGCACGGCAGCAGAAGCCGACCCGATGGCTGTGGCCGAGTTCAAGGCCGAGCTGCGTGAGCTAGACTTACCTGCTGAATCTTTAGACGCACTTAACACAATGGTAGATGAGATTCTGGCGTCTCCTGATCGATATCCTGAAATTAGAGCAAAGTATCTGGCACAAGACGTGCCTGAGGATATGCTTCCTCCTACGTTCGATCCTGAGTTTTTCGGCGCTCTGAATCTTGCAGTAGACGAGATTCGCGCCACTGGAGGCAGTCAGTTGCCTCCTCAAGGTTTTGCTCAAGGCGGCCTAGCTACCCTGAAGCCTATGGCAGCCGCCATGGCGCAGCAGGGACGTTATGGTGACACCATGCTTGCTCATATCTCTCCTAGCGAAGCACGCATGCTACGCCAGATGGGCGGTAGCGGCACGATTAACCCTAACACTGGTCTGCCTGAGTTTTTTAAGCTCTTCAAAAGCATCAAAAAAGGTTTGTCTAAACTGGCCAGAGCCGCTAAGAAGTTTGTGCGCTCCAAGGTCGGTCGTATTGTGACCACTTTGGCCTTGGCTTTCTTCCTCGGGCCAGCTGCAGCCGCTGCCATAGGCGTTACTTCTACAGCCGGTGTTGCCGCAGTAGCAGGCTTTGTCGGCAGTGCGGGGTCCACGGCCCTTGCTGGTGGAGACCTGAAAGAATCGCTCAAGGCGGGCGCCATAGGCGGTCTCGTCGGTGGTGCTGGCGCTGGTGTCTTTGGCGGCGCAGAAGCGTTCCAAGCAGGTAGCTACACTGGGCCAACCACTATCGCTGGTCAAATCGAAAAAGCCACGGACTTCCTGACGGGCGGGGGCCAAGAGGCTGCACTGCCTGACCCCTCGCAGGCAGCAGCTGAGACAGTGTCAGGGGTTCAGGATGCAGCCACTACAGGCGCGGGTGACCCTTTTGCGGCTGATCTGACAGGCGGGACAAGTCCTGTGCAATCTGCAACAAGCGGCGGTATTGAAAGCGTAATGCCTCGTGATCTTTTTGCGGCTGGTCCCGGAGGAGAATTGCCTGCTTCTATGCAGCCCACCGCAGGCGCTTCTACGGCAACCACTACTCCTACTACCTCAAGCGTTCCTATCTATGAGTCGGTAGGTGTTCCCGGTCAAAACGTGGCCCAGTTAGGTGTTGATAATCTGGGGCAAAGCCAAAACCTGCTTCAGCGCGGGCTAGACAAGATTCTGCCAAATCGTATCCAAGAGGCTGCAGACATAAAAGCGCAGGCATTAGGCCAAGAGGCTTTTCAAGACACATTGACTGATTTTGCAAATGCGGGTGTTACCCAAGGCGCTCCGGGCTTTGACCTTGCTGTTTCAGAGGCGATTAAGGCTAAAAACGCAGCTATAACCGCTGGAGCTAAAGTTGGCCCTCTGGCCAAGTACGGCCCTCTCGCCGCCACTGGCTTAGGCGTCATGGGCCTTACAGGTGGCTTCAAGCAAGAAGAGCCGCAGATACCGGAAGGTTTTGAGGGCATCATGGGCACACCGGGCATGGACCTGTTACGCCAGTATCCTGAGCTATATGGCCTGCGGTTCGGTGGTGTCCAGCCAATGTCCACAACCAGCCCATATCAGACCTACGCGCCACGTCCTGTGGGCGCTGCAAAGGGTGGCAGTATGGACCGGACAGAGTTTCCACGCAAAAACGGGGCGATTAACGGTCCCGGCACAGGCACCTCGGACGACATCCCGGCGATGCTGTCAGACGGCGAGTTTGTGTTCACGGCCCGCGCTGTACGTGGCATGGGCGACGGATCACGGCGCCAAGGCGCCAAGCGCATGTACGCCATGATGAAGAAATTGGAGAATCGAGCTAATGGTTGATCAAACTATATCCACGCAATATGTGCGTGAGGCGCCCGAGATCGAGGCGTATAAGCTTGGTCTTATACAAGAAGCGCAGCGTCTTTATAATCAGCCGATGTTTCTGCCTGCCACTGAAGCTGCGGGCCTATCCGGCACTGAGCTGCAGGCAATTGATTTTGCCAAGCAGGGCATAGGGGCGTTTGAGCCTTACATCCAAGCAGGCTCTCAGGGTCTGACTCAGGGTATGGACCTGACGCAGCGCGGCGCATTGGCAGCCGGAGCGGTAGAAACCGCTCCCCAGTTCCAAGCCGCACAGGACGTAACAGCTCGGGCCGTGCCTGTAATAGGGCAAGGTATCGGCGGTATCTTGGGTTCTGCCCAAGCGTATGACCCAACCAGTGCAGCCGCCTTCATGAACCCCTACCAAGAGCAGGTCACCCAAAACGCTCTCAGAGAGATGCGCCGTCAGGCTGACATTGCAGAGCAGGGTGCAGCGGCACAGGCCGTGGCATCCGGTGCTTTTGGTGGCACTCGAGAGGGCGTTCAGAGGGCCGAGACGGAGCGTGGCATTCAGGATTTGATGCAACAGCGTATCATGCAGGATTACGCGCAAAACTACCTACAGGCGCAGCAAGCGGCTCAGGCAGGCTTTGAGTCTCAACAACAGCGTCAGCTCGCCGGAGGCCAAGCACTGGGCCAAGCGGGCATGCAGTTCGCGAACCTCGGGCAGGGCATCGGCGGCCTCACCGCACAGCAAGCCGGTGTGGATATCTCTAAAGCACAGGCCCTTGGCAGTCTCGGCGGTCAAATGGGTGCCTTGGGTACACAATATGGCGCCTTGGGCCAAGCGACACAGCAGCTCGGTGCTGCTGACACAGGACTACTGGCGGGTCTCGGCGGTCTTGAGCGACAGATTGAACAGGCTCAGATCGACGCTATTCGACAAACCCAGATGCAGGAGGCCATGGCTCCTTATCAGCAGCTTGGATTTGTTTCAGATATTTATCGCGGCGCTCCAACGACCTCAATGGCTTTGACCTCGCAGACCGCACCAACTGCCAGCCCGCTGCAGACCGCAGTAGGCTTGGGCGTAGGCACTCTGGCAACCGCAGCAGGCGCGAAGCAGGCCGGACTTTTCTAGGTGGACAAAATGGCGAAGAAAAAAGTAAAAGATGATGAGGTCGAAAACGTCGGCATCATGCAGGGCTTCATGGATGACATTGAAGAGCTAATGGAAGAGATCGCCGAGGCTGAGATGTCTGGTGGCGAAGACCAAGACATGGCCAAGCTGATGGACCGTCGTCCTGATTCACCTGAGGTTTTAATGAATAACCTGCGCGGTGACTACCGCTCGGTCGATGCCAGACGCGAAGAGCTGGCTGATCTGGTAGGCATGAGTGCAGCAGTAGAAACACCTGATGATGTGTTGGCTCTCCTACAGCCTGTATTAGCACAGCAAGGGATCGAAGCACTAACACCATCGTCGTCACTCCCCTTTGGAACGATGGCTCCAGCCGCCGCTATGCCTCCACCTCCCATGGAAATGGCTGCAGCTGGACTTCCAGCGCCCCCGGTTGAGCCGGGCGGCGTTGGCTCTTTACCTATGGGTATGGCCGAGGGAGGCATTGTCCAAAATTTTCAAGACGGTAGCGGTGAGGCGGGCGTTACCCCAGCAATGACATTCTCGCCTGAAGTTATCCAAGCAGCTCAAGGAAGCATTGCTGATTTGCTTACGCAGCAGCCTTCAGCGGTTCCTGATCTTGCTGCGCGGACCAAGGCCCTTACCCCTCAATACGCAGAGCTGTTAGGTCTTGGAAATAAAGATGCGGTCCGCGCACAGATGCTGTTCGACATAGGTCAGGCGGCTCTGGGCTTTGCCGGTAACGTAGGGCCTCAGGGTCAGGCACTACGTGGCTCTACAGCTGCGCGTCTGGCTCAAGCGACGAGCGCGTTGCCCGGTCAGATAGGCGCAAAAGCGGCACAGATCAGAAAAGAAGAGCAGGCTGCAACAGGCACCGCTCTTCAGGCAGCACAAGCAGAGCAGGCTGCAGTGATTGCAGCAAATGTGAAGCTTGCAGAGCGTCAGCAGGACTTATTAGGTGAAATCGCCAAGCAGAAAACTTTCCGTCTTCTTACTGAAGAGGAAAAGAAACAAAGGCAGCTGGACCCAGCTCGTCCTTGGCAAGTGGATGAACAAAACAAGCTATATGCGCCCGGCGGTCAGCCTGCTGCAAACATCACTGTAGGCTCTGGCGAAAGCTATGCTCAAGCGATAGGAAAGGCAGCCGCCACTGACGATATAGATGTCGCAACTAACGCGCAGAATGCGCTGACGAACATAAGAAAGATTGATGAGACGCTTGATCAAATAGCCAACAAAGACATTAATGTAGGTATTGGCGCTAAATTCTTCACCACTGTGGACCGTATAAGAGGACAGTTTTTACAGGACCCTGATGCCATGAATAGAGCGACGCAGGATCAGTATCTTGACGCGTTGCTTGGGTCAGAGGTGTTCTCTCAGATAGGCGCGTTGGGTATTGGAGCCAGAGGCTTGGATACTCCCGCAGAACGAGAGTTCTTGCGTGAAGTGTTGACTGGTACTAGAACCCTTAATAAAGACACGTTGCTACAGATGACACAGCAACGACGCCAGCGTGAGGTAAACGCAATTCAGCTATATAACGATAGGGTTGAGCGTGGTGATTTGAATTCTTACTTTGATGCCACAGGTCGAGAAAAACGAAAGTTTGATATACCTGAATTGACTGGGATTACCATGCCTGATCTTCCAGAGGGTGTAGGGTCTTCCGTTGCCGACCCAGCTGGTGCATTCGCAGAGCTAAGAAAACGAGGAATCGGTGGATAATGGCTGAACAAGAGAACACCGCGCCCACGCAAGAAATAACGGTTGATTGGGGTCGGCTTTCTGACGCCGATTTAATTGCGTACACACAAGGCAACTTTGGCTCCATGACAGATCGCGGCCTAAAAATAGTCACGGGCCAAGAACCACAGTCATTGACCGCAAAGATCGTGGATACCGCTGGGACAGCCGTGGACGCTGCTGCTAATGTTGGTCGGGACATCTACGACTGGACAAGGGGCGCGAAGGTAAGCTATCCGAACCTGCCTATCATGGGGCAAGGTATTGGTGTCCGTGAGCTGAATCTTCCGGCAGCGGACCAAGCCCGCTTCATGACTTTAATCGGCACCACGCTGGACCCAGACAGGTTGGCTGCAGGTATCGTTGAGATAATTCCTAACGCTCAGACCATGAAGGATGAGTTTGGCAACGTCGTTGCCAATGTCCCAGTCAAGAACGACAAGGGTGAGATGCTTGGCTATAAGTCCTTTTATCCAAACCCCAGAGGATTGGATATCCCCACAACCATGCAGTTGACTGGCGTAACAGCAGCGGCTCCTGTTATTGAAGCAGGTTTAGCCGGAGTTGGAGTGCCTGCAGCTTTCGGTCTTCGTATGGGTGCGACTGGACTGACAGAGGCAGCTACCGCTGAGGCCCTGTCTGCTACTGTAGCAGGTGAGCCTGTTGCTCCTCGGCCTATTGCAGAGGGCGGTGTGTACGGCTCTGCGTTTTATGGTTTGGGCAGACTATTTAAGAACATTGGCGGCAAGATAGCCGATATGTTCACGTCCAGTCCTGCCAGAGTAATCGACAGGAACGCAGAGCTTACAAATGAAGCAAAGAATTATCTGAAGAGCGTTGGCATTGACCCTGATGAGGTTCAAGTTAATGTCTATGAGGACCTTGAGCGATTGATTCGACAGGGCGGTATTCCTGATGAGGCTTTGGCTCAGATGCAGGCACAAGGTCTTCCGGTCCCTGTGACTTTGACCAAGGGCCAAGCGACTGGAGACATGGAGCAGCAGCTGTTTGAAGACCTTGCTGCTAAGGGCGTGTATGGCGACGAAGCTAAAACCATAGTCGTTCAGGCAATGGAGGCTCAAGAACAAGCCATCAAGGCTAATATAGACGAAATGCAGCGCATCATAGCGGGCGGTGGCCCCACCGTCGGCAGAGGCGAAGGCGCCGAGCGAGTGCAGAAGGCTCTTGTCGATGCCAAGGCAGCAGCTAGGGTCCGTGCGAATCAGCTGTACACTGACGCAAGGAATGCGGGTGCTACATATCTTGATCCTCAGGTTGCTTCGACTTTTGGCGAAGAGGTTTCTGGCACGTTACGAAAAAACTACAACGAGCGTTCTGCTCCTGTAACTTATGGCATTCTGGAGGACCTAGATCAAGCCTTCAGAAACGGGGTGTCTCTTGACAATATTGAGGCAATCCGAACTCAGCTTACGAATCAGGCAACTAATATCAGCTCCGATGGCAGGGCGGCCAAAGAAGCTGTTCAGCTGTTGGATGATAAGCTCTATGACATGGCCGAGCAGAACCTGTTGTACGGTAACAACGAGGCTGTTGGGCTTTGGGCTAAAGCAATTAAAAATTATAACCAATACAAAAATAGATGGGAAAGTCGAGGTGGCATACTTAACAAACTGACCAAGCAAGAGATAATGGACGGCCCATTGGTTCTATCCGTGGCCCCAGAAGCAGCAGCTAGGACTATTCTAGCCTCTACTTTCTCTGGCCTGATCAGTAAACCAGAGGCAATAAGAACGCTCAGGACTCTAAAAGCAGGACTACCTCAGGTAGAGTGGGACCTGCTTAGACAAGATGCGTTCATGCTCATAACCGACGGCCTTGTGTCTAATTCCACTGGTCGAGTGGCAAACACGTTTGGCCGTGAGTGGCGTTCCGCTACAACAAAAAGCCCTCGGCTTCTGACGACTTTGTTTACTCCTGAAGAAATGCGGATGATGAACTCACTGGCTGAAACCGTGACTAAGATAACCACGACAGAAAAGAACCGATCCAATAGCGGTGCTGCAATAGGCAGCATGTTGGGCGGTTTGTTTCGTTCTATGGGTGCCACTGATGTGGGCCGCATGGCAGCACAGTTCTTTGGGCAGGTGGGGATTAGAAGGCTCTATGCTGAACCAAGAGCAAGAGCCGCGATTGAGGGGGCGGTGACCCGAACACCTACAACACTTGATCGTCTGACATTAGGTGGAGGCGTTGGTGCCGGTTCAACACCTGAAGTCGAGGAAGACATCGAGGTGACCATACCTCCCCAAGCTCGGGTCGCGCCCCCCGCGCCACGGACCAGAGGTGTGCCGATGCTTGAGACACCAGCCGAGGCCCCCGCGCCAGAGGCTGCAGCACCGACTGGACCAGCAAGCGCGTCAAGCCGAGAAATGCTGCAGCAGCTATTCCCCACTGACTTTATTGCCTGAGGGATGGGACAGCATCTTATTCACTAAGCCTGACCGTAGGATAGTGTAGATATCCTGAAAGCCTCGGCCATGGGGTTTTCGGTAGTGCTTCTTGAGCCACCGGCAAGTCGGACCCTTTGAATACTGCACGTGATGAGCCACCTCGTGAGCCACGGTTATCCAGAGTGACTGGTCAAGAGTCTCGCACCACCGTCCACCGATCACGGGGCACTTGTTGAAGGCGTCATACTCTTTCTGAAAATGCTTGCCCTCTTTGTGTTGCCAGTATGACAGGTTGACCTGAATTACATTTCGCCCGCCATAAGTGGCCCCGTTGCACCAGCCCTTGTCTACGACTCGGGTAATCTTGACGGCTCGATCCACATCGTCTTTGGTGATGCCGATCTCATACTTCTTTTTTTTAAGCTCGTTCATACACCGCCGGACCATACGCTTGATTTTGATTTCATCTGACACGACCTGTCTCCTTTCTATTTGATCAACTCGAGCTTGGCATTCTTTGGCAATCGCTTCCTGCCGAGAGTCGGCGAGTAGAAGTGCAGCCACTTAGTGCCTTCTTTGTAAATCCACCCGGCGGTGTAACCGTAGTCGCTGTGATACCACACTGGCTTGAACCCGCGATTCTTAGCTTTTCGCACGGTTGGGTTTTTGATAAACCATTCTGACTTCTTCATATCTTTCTCCTGTATAAGTAAAAGTGATGTAAGTGTCTTATCAACTTACATGCGTATTATAGCAAACGGGTTTTTCAAAATTTCGAGTTCGCCGAAAAACGGACGTTTCACTGGGCTGTGGCCCAGTGTTCATCAGAGAAAAGCGGCTCGAAAAAAAGCTTGACACTGTAAATAGCAGTGTTTGCCGAACCAAAAAAGACGTTTTACCGGGCTACAGCCCAGTGTTTATGAGAGGCAAATTTTTTTTAAAAACTCAACTTTGCGTTTTATGGAACTCATCCACGCGGCGAAGCCACATGTCTTTATATCCCTGAAACTCACGGCCCGCTGTCGAGAACTCGGCAGTGCTGCCGTCTGAGCGTACCGCCATCAGGATAACGGCGTTGTCGATGTTTGTGCCATGCAGCGCATCGTGCGCCAGAGCATAGGCAGCCAGCTGGCAGAAGTAGTCTTCTATCCACTCTCGTCGTTTGGGTTTGTTGCTCTGCTTGAAGTCGATGATGGCAGGCTTGTCTCGATACACTCCAACCAAGTCAGTCGTCCCTGCATACTTCTCAGGATAAAACAGCGACACCTCACTGCCCCAGATTTCATTCACGTTGTGAAAGTACGTGTTGATGATCTTGTACCCCATCTCGTAGCCCTTGCACATCTCCCATCGAGTAGGTCTGGGCAAGTCTCGATAGGCGACCATGCGCTCAATCACCTCATGCAGGTACGTTCCGACCAGTGACGCCTCGTTCTTAATCCGATCAGCCTCCTCCTGTCCAACTCTCGCGACCCACGCATCAAGCGCACCTTTGTCCTTCTTGGTAGCCGACAGGATGGTAGTCACGCTGGGCAGCTTCTGCTCACCGTACACGTAGCGTCTGCCCTCGGGCAGGTCCTGACGCTGCAGCGAGTGGTATTTGAACTTCTTCTTGATGGGTATTAAATCAACCACGATTTCATCTCCTCACCTAAAACTTCGTTAGCTATGTCTATTTTGCCTCGCAGCGCCTTCACAATCTTCTCGTCCACCGTGCCGGGCGAGATCAGGTCCACATAGGTCACCGAGCGGGTCTGACCAATCCGGTGAGCGCGGTCTTCTGATTGCAGCCGAACCTCGAGGTCGAAACTGTTACTGTAATACACAACTGTGTCAGCAGCCGTGAGCGTCAGGCCATAGCCGCCGGTGCGTGGGTTGCCGACAAAGAACCGCAGCTCGCTGTCCGGGTCCTGAAACTCCTTGACCACACGCGCCCGCTCATCGTCATCCGTGTCGCCGTAGTACGTGCCGACAGCGTTCATGCCGTATTCTTTCTGCAGCGCCAATTTTATGGCGTCAATATCATGACGGTAGTTTGCCCAAATGATGACCTTGTCGGAAGCCTCCTCGATCACAGAGAGCAGCTCTTGTACTCGGTTACTGGGCACCTCGACGACTCGGTCGTCGTCTAGCTTGACGTGGCCACAGACGATCTGGTGCAGTCTCATGAGCTGAGTCAAAGCATTGACGGTGCTGACCATGCCGTCTTTCAGTAGCGCCAGCGCCATGGTCTTCATTTCTTGGTAGGCTTTCACCTGCTCCTTGGTGAGATGCACCTCTCGCTTTATGTACACCTTCTCTGGCAGGTCTAGGCACTCGTCCTTACGGATACGATAGCTGAACTTATCGAGCTTCTCTTTCAACTCGTCGAGCTTCCGGTAGCCGACCACCTTCTTAAAGCTGTGGCTGCCCATGTTCTTTTCGACCAGCACGGCGTACCGGGCACGGAAAGCATAGTAACTGGTGGAGTTCAGGCAGTCAGGGTGAAGGAAGTCACACTGCTGGAACAGGTCCAGAGGCGAGCGGGTGACAGGCGAGCCTGTCATGATGCGCTTATACTTTGCCTCCCGCCCTATCTTTACAGCGTTCTTGGCCCGCTTGGCGGTGGGCGTCTTAATCGTGGTCGATTCATCAATCGCCATGAAGCAGTTCGTGCTTCTTACGAAACGAGTGGCATACTCTACGCCTTTGGCGGTGCTGAGAGCCTCGATGTTCATGACCAGAATCTTGAGGTCCTCGGTCACCTCCCAGAGGTTATCGAGTTCAGCCTTCTCTGCTTTTCTTGGCGAGGGCGTCCATAGCGCGATACGTGAGATGATGTGATCGGGCATGTGCTTGGGCAGCTCGAGATTCACCCAATTGCGGTACACGCCTTTCGGCGCAATGACCAAGGCACTATTAATCTGTCCCCTGTCGTAAAGCATCGACAGGTTGTTAATCACCATAAAGCTTTTGCCGGTGCCCATGTCCGCGAACAACGCGGCAACCGGCCTACGCCAATACTTTTCTAAATAAGCACGCTGATGCTCATACGGCTCATTCTTGAACCGATAAGTGTCCATCCACATTTTTTCCACAGTTTTTCCTTTCTACTTTCTATTGCTTTCTAAGTTCACTATTGTACTATTGTCATCCGCTTTGCGGAAATACTTTAATCAGAAAGGAGAATGTAGATGTCAAAAGTCTATGTCGTATCCGAAACAGGAAAGCACAATATCGCTCCCGCGCTTGAGTATGGGGAGATAGAAATTGTGTTGCCGCCGTCTCAATCCCAAGTAATTTTTTCTTCAGGTCCCACCGTCTCTCGCGTCAAAAGAAGCCTTGAGGGTTTCAGTGATAGCGATTATCTATTGTTCATAGGCGATCCTACGGCTATTGCCATTATGGCTACCGTAGCGGCGTCCAAGAACCACGGGCGTTTCAAGTGTCTCAAGTGGGACAAGCAGGAGCGCCGTTACATCCCGATTCAAATAGACTTATTCAACCGAGGAGACGCCGATGATTGATTTTGAAAAAGATGCCGATGCGCTAAAAATACAGGATGATGACATCAAAGGTATTAGTGCACTTGCCAAGAGAGCTAAAGAAATTGCCGCAGAGGTCGCTGACCTCGAAGCAGTGCTTAAAGAAAGAAAGAATGCTTTTAGAAAGTTATCAGAGGAAGCCATACCTGAAGCGTTAGCGCAGACGGGCATGACAGGCTTCACAATGGAAGACGGTAGCAAAGTGGAGGTTAAGCCCTTTTACTCTGCTTCGATTCCCGCAGCCCGCAAGGCCGAAGCCTTCGAGTGGCTTCGTGACCATGGCATGGATGACATCATCAAGAACACCGTTAGCGTCCGATTCGGACGTGGTGAAGACGAGCTTTGCTCTCGTCTTTTGGAACTTCTAGGCATGCAGGGCTATCCGGTCGAGCAAGCCGAGAAGATAGAACCCATGACGTTAAAAGCATGGGTGAAAGAGCAGGTCGAAAGAGGCAACGAGTTCCCTACGGAATTGTTTGGCGCCTTCATCGGCCAAAAAGCAACGATTAAATCTTAAAGACAAAAGGTAAAAGTATCATGGCTAAAGCACAAACGAGTGAAGTAGCAGAGAAGAAATCCACCGAAATTGCAGTGGCTGCATCATTTGAAGCAGACGCGCAGGTGGGCTTTGAGCAAATGGGACAGGACGACTTAGCTCTCCCTTTCCTGAAAATCCTGACCAACATGAGTCCAGAGATTGGCGAGGTAGATGGTGCATCACCCGGCATGCTGTACAACAGCGTAACCGGCGAGCTTTTCAATGGAGCCGATGGCGTTGTCGTCATACCGTGTGCCTATGTAAGGCAGTACATCGAGTGGGCGCCACGCGGCTCTGGCAGTGGCGCACCCATCAACATCCATCCGGCCACGTCCGACATCTTGAGCAGGACGCATCGCGAACCGGGCGAGTCAAAAGACTTCTTGGATAACGGTAACTACATCGATAATACCGCGAACCATTATGTGATGGTTGTTGATAAGAATGGCGTGCCTAATCCAGCACTTATCGTGATGAAGTCCACGCAGCTGAAGAAGTCACGCAAGTGGAACAGCATGATGATGTCCGTCAAGTTGGAAGGCGCGAACGGGCTGTACACCCCGCCGATGTTCAGTCAGCAGTATCGACTGACAGTCATGAGCGAGTCGAATGATAGAGGCAAGTGGCACGGCTGGGAGATTGAGCGCATCGGTAGCGTGGAGGACGCTGGCGTTTACCAATCTGCCAAGGCTTTTGCTGAGTCCATTCAAGCTGGGCAGGTGAATGTGAAGCACGAAGGCGAAGACAAAGCAGCTGCCGCTGCAGGAGCGTCGCACTCACACTTCTAACCGTTGTACAACGCTGGGGCCTTGTGCCCCAGCGCACTTGAGAAAGAAGAATGCTTGAAGAATTTAAAAAAATATTCTGGGGCCTAGACAGTGTTTACGGCACCTACAAGATCAACGGCGTCAGCGACTCGGGGAAACATGCAGGCAAGGGCACTGTCATTCGGCAGGCGCCTACAGATGACCTGTGGCAGAAGCACCTCGATGGTGTCGAGCCGTCGCTAGGCATCGTGCCAATACGTGCGGACAACAGCTGCACGTGGGGCGCTATTGATGTGGATCAATACCCCTTAGACCTTACTGCCTTCATCAAGAAGGTACGTGAACTCGAGTTGCCTCTCGTGGTCTTCCGCAGTAAGTCAGGAGGCGCTCACGCCTATGCGTTCACCACGGACCCCGTGCCAGCGGGAGAGATGCAGGACTACCTGAACGCCTGCGCGGCTTTGCTTGGCCATGCGGGACGAGAGATATTCCCAAAGCAGCGCGAGATTCTGATCGAACGCGGTGACGTAGGCAACTTTCTGAACCTGCCGTATTTCGGCGGCGACAAGACACTCCGCTATGCAATCAAAGACGACGGCGACGCGGCGACGATGGACGAGATGTTTGCGATGTACGACAAGTACGCGCAAGAGAAGCTGGTTGTTCCGCGAAAGAAAAAGAAAGACAACGACCCGTTGCGAGACGGGCCGCCATGTCTGCAGGCTCTGTGTTCGCAAGGCTTTCCTGAAGGCACTCGCAATAACGGAATGTTCTCCCTCGGCATCTTCCTCAAGAAAGCGTTCCCTGAAAAGTGGAGCGACAAGCTGATGGAATTCAACATGAAGTTCTTTGATCCTCCGCTAGGGCTATCAGAAATTGCTCTGGTCCAGAAGCAACTAGAAAAGAAGGAATACAAATACAAATGCAAGGACGACCCCATTAAATCGTTCTGCAACTCGGGCCTATGTCGCAGCCGTAAGCACGGCGTTGGTGGCGATGGTCCTGACAGCCCGCAGCTCGCTTCACTGACAAAGTACGCGAGTGAGCCACCGCTGTGGTTTCTTGACGTGAACGGCAAACGGGTAGAGCTTGAGACCGATACGCTTTTCAATCAGATGCACTTTCAACGTGCGTGCATGGAGCGGCTCAACATGCTGCCCCCGACAATGAAGAAGGTGGACTGGGAAATGCTCATTAACGAGCTGCTCAAGGAAATGGTGGAGCTGGAGCAGATCACCGAGGCCAGTGAAGACACGACGATAACCGGACGATTCAATGAGCTGGTAGAAGAGTTCACCACACACCTGCAACAGGGCATGGACCGCGATGAGATACTGCTGGGTCGGGTGTGGACGGATGAGGAAAAGGGTCAGGTGTATTTTAGAATGAAGGACCTAGAGGCTCATCTAAAGCGCAACAGTTTTACGGGTCTGTCTGCACCAAAGATATCCCAAAGGCTGCGCGACATGGGGGGCGAAAGCACTGTGCTGAAGCTGAAGGGCCGCTCGACACGGGTCTGGCAGATGCCCGTATTTGATTCACAGGACGCGCCATTCGACGCGCCGAAGACATACGATGACGTACCGTTTTAGAAAGGAGAACATCATGAAAATTAAAATAGAGAAGAACGTGCCTGTGCCAAAGAGAGGTGGCCGCAGGCCTAAAGGACAATTTAGGTTGGCATTGGAATCAATGGAGGTGGGAGACAGTTTTGCATACGACGCGCCAAAGTATCCAAACGGTGACAAGATGCGAAGCGTTATTTATCACGTTCAACTCAGCTCTAAAAAGAAATTTACAACGGCATCGACTGGCGGCATTAAACGTAGAGTCTGGCGAATTGAATAGGAAGCGCAATGATCACTAAGCTGTTCGGACCACCGGGTAGCGGCAAGACGACCTACATGCTGGAGACTGTCGCCAAGGAACTCGAAGCAGGCACGCACTCGGTGGATATCGGTTACTTTGCTTTTACGCGCAAAGCCGCCCTCGAAGCTAGAGATCGTGCAATCGAGAAGTTCCCGCACCTGAATGCGGACACTGACTTCCCTTGGTTTCGCACGCTGCACAGTCTGGCATACGGCTGTCTCGGCGTGGAGAGCAAGGACATCATGTCTGCTAAAGACTATGCCGAGTTCGCCAAGAGCGTAGGTTTGGATGTTAGCACCAGCACCGACGGGGATGACTTTGTGATCCGAGCGGACAACGTAATTCTGAGCGAGATTAACATTGCCCGGATCAAGGGCGAGGATCTCAGAACTCATTACAACCGCAGCAAAATTGACATCGAGTGGCATCATTTCGAGTACGTTGAGCGAAGTTACCGGAAGTTCAAAGAAGCCAAGATGCTGATGGACTTTACTGATCTGCTTGAACAGATCGTGGAGCAGCCTGAGCGACTGCCCACGCTGCAGGCGTTAATCATCGACGAGGCTCAGGACCTGTCCAAGTTGCAATGGAGGCTGGTTATGCAACTGGCCGACAAGGCACAGCGAACGTGGATAGCTGGGGACGACGATCAGGCCGTGTATGTCTGGGCAGGGGCCGATGTCGAGAGCTTCCTGTCGTGCGACGGCGACGTGCATGTGTTGAACCAAAGCTACCGGGTGCCATCCAAAATACATTCGTTCGCCGACAAGATTGTCAGGCGAATCCAGAAGCGTCAGCCTAAGGAGTGGGCACCGCGCACTGAAGGTGGCGAGATCAGTTATTACAATGATTTCCAGCAGGTGGATATCAGCTCAGGGCAATGGCTCATCATGGCCGCCACGAATTACATGTTGAACGACATGCACGAGTGGATTAAGTCGCAGGGACTGCTGTTCGAGCGCCACGGACACAAGAGTGTCAGCGAGGCGATGCTGTCAGCTGTGATTGGCTGGGAGAGATTACGAGCAGGCAGGGACATCAACTATTCCATGCTGAAGAATGTCTATCGATATCTTGGTGTCGGCATGGTTGCCCGAGGACACCGGACTTTGAAAGAGGCCGAGCCAGAGGACATGTTCTTGATGGAGGACCTCAAGGAAAAGCACGGGCTGCTGACTGACGAGATATGGCACGAGGCACTGGGCAAGATCGGCGAGGACAAAAGAGATTATCTTGTAGCCGTGTTGCGCCGGGGCACCAAACTTACCGCCAAGGCGCCAATACAACTGTCCACGATCCACGGGGCAAAGGGTGGCGAAGCAGACAACGTGCTTCTGATGACAGACCTTTCTCCTAGATTTGCAAAAGAATACGAGTACAATGCCGATAGTATCCACAGGTTGTTATACGTTGGTGTAACACGGACGCGGCAGGCACTTCATATTGTTCTGCCTAAGAATGGAGAAAGAGGATTTAGATTTTGAGTGACGTACTTAGCAGTGAATGGTTACCCCCGCAGAACTTTCCTGACCTGTCAGAGGCAAAAGAGATCGCAATCGATCTCGAGACCTGTGACCCCAACATGGAGCGTTTCGGACCCGGCTGGCCCCGTAAGGATGGTTTTATAGTTGGTTACGCTGTCGCAGTAGATGGGTGGTGTGGCTACTACCCGATCGCACACGAGGGCGGTGGCAATCTGGACAAGCGTATTGTCGAGATGTGGATAGCAGATATCCTCAAGCTACCGTGCCCAAAGATCATGCACAACGCGGCATACGACCTCGGGTGGCTAATGGCTTCAGGCTTTGAGGTCAGCGGCGATATCATCGACACGATGATAGCTGCCGGTCTGGTGGATGAGAATCGATTCAGCTATGCGCTAAACTCCCTTGGCTTTGACATGCTCAAGGAAGTGAAGTCTGAGGAAGCTTTGAAGAAGGCTGCAGCGGACTTTGGCGTGCATCCTAAGAAAGAGATGTGGAAGCTGCCAGCGATGTACGTTGGCCGTTATGGTGAGCAGGATGCGGCTTTAACGCTGAAGCTCTGGCATCACCTGCAGGTACTCATGCGGCAGGAAGAGGTGGAGAGCATATTCCAGCTCGAGCGTGAGCTGTTGCCCGTGCTGGTAGGCATGACATACAAAGGCATACGTTTTGATCGTGACAAGGCCGAGCGCCTCATTGAAGAGCTGCGTGACAAAGAGAAGAAGCTGATCAAGAACATCAACAAAGAGGCCGGGGTCCCGGTTGATATCTGGGCAGCTGCCAGCATTGCCAAGGCTTTTGACGAGCTGGGCATCCCGTACCCACGCACCGAGAAGGGCGCACCAAGCTTCACGCGCAGTTTTCTGGAGGGGTGTGACCACAAGGTGGCTAAGGCGATAGTCGCCGCTAGAGAGGTCAACAAGACCCACAACACGTTTCTGCAGCCGTACCTAGATGCCAGTGAGGCAGACGGGCGCGTTCACTCGCACATCAACCAACTCAGGGGTGACTTCGGCGGCACGGTGACCGGGCGACTGAGTATGGCCCAGCCGAACCTGCAGCAGGTCCCCGCACGGCACCCAGTGACAGGACCCATGGTCCGAGGACTGTTCTTGCCCGAAGAGGGTGAGCTTTGGGCCGCCTGTGACTTCAGCTCACAGGAGCCACGCCTGCTTGTGCATTACGCCAGCCTGTTGCAGCTCGACGGTGCCGAAAAAATGGCCACGGCGTACCGGGAGGACCCCGACACTGATTTTCACCAGATGGTTGCTGACATGGCAGGCATCACCAGAAAGCAGGCCAAGACCATCGGTCTGGGTCTGATGTACGGCATGGGCAAAAAGAAGCTGTCAGAGCAGCTGGACCTGTCGCTGGAAGAGGCGTCTGAGTTGATTCAGACTTTCCACGAGCGCGTCCCGTTCCTCAGGGGTACGGTCCACTCGGTGCAGAAAAAAATTGAACACCCAGCCTCTGGAGGCGCAATACGAACGCTACTGGGCCGGAAGTGTCGCTTCCCATTGTGGGAGCCGCAGGCATGGGGCATCAACAAAGCTCTGCCATACGAGGAGGCTTACGCCAAGTACGGTGCCCGAATTAAGCGGGCATTTTCTTGGAAAGGCACCAATAAATTAATACAGGGTTCGGCGGCAGATCAGGTTAAAAGTGCCATGATTTCGCTGCATAAGGCTGGATTCAACCTGATGCTGCAGGTACACGACGAGGTGGCCCTGAGCGTCAAGACACGAGAGGAAGCCGAGGAGGCTGCCCAGCTGATGCGCGAAGCTGTACAGCTGGACGTGCCTAGTAAAGTGGATGTGGAAATAGGGGAGAGTTGGGGAAGTGCCGAGTAAAAAACCGTTCAGATATGCTTTGAAGAGCCGGAGGCCTAAGGCAAAGAAGAAGCCGGAGGGGTATGTGCCCCCGCCATCGCCCAAGGACCGCTGCACGCCTTGGGTGAGCGTCACAATGCGGGCCGAGCATTACGCTATGCTGCGGGAGATCGCCGAGTACTTCGAGGCGCCGGTGAGCAAAGTGACGGCTACGATGGTCGTGCAGCAGTACTGCAAGATTCTACGGGAGGTCGAGCCGGTGACGGCGCAGAAAATAATGGAGGCGTATCAGAATGACGAAAGGCACGAGGGTCAGCTCCTCGATCTTATCTTTGATAGCTGGAGTTGAGTATGAGGTGATGCCCGCCGAGCATGGGCTGCCGGAACAGATCGACATCCTGTCTGTGTCGATAGAAGTAAAAGGTAAAAACGGCAGAACTAGAAAGGTAGAATTAATTCACACACTCGAAGAAAGCGAAATATTGCAGCTGGAGGACGAGATAAATGAAGATCGAAAAAGTTAAAGATGACTGGTACCGCGTAACGATTAGCGTGCGCGGCAAGAAAGTCACGATGTTTGCTTACTCAAGAAAAGAAGCTTGTGATAAAGCCAAAGCTTTTCTGCGACGACAAGGGGAGAGCTATGATCAGTTACTTAGCTGTGTTTGATCACGAAATTGAAGGAGAGACTCGGCAGATCGGCGTGATCTCTTATTTTCGCGAGCCAGCGTGGCGCGGTGACCCACGCAACTGCCCAAGCGACTTGGATTTTTACGGATACGTTGAAACCGACTATCACGTGCTGGACGAGAACGGTGCGTACCGGGACGAGCTGCAGGACTCGGGCGACACGGATCAGGTGATCGACGCAATAAAGGAGGCTATGGGTGATGCTTAAAAGGCTGAAGGCCAAGCTGCTGCGGCAGAAGCCTCTGGATGAGGAAGAGATTCTGGCGATCTACATCAAAGCCTCGCAGCAGATGAAGATAGCGCCGCTGTTCGCCAAGGATTTTGTGCGACTGGTAGAGGCCAAGCACGGCATCACCGGCAAGTACACAGTGGAGCCGCAGACATATGACTAGACCGTACCGGGCGAGCCTCGCCGACGACCTGACCAAGAAGCCTTGCAGGTGTGGGGGCACCATGGGCGAGATCATCGGCTATGACGAGGGCAGCAATGGCCAGCTAGTGCCCCTCCGGCGGGGGTGGTATTGTGTCGAATGCAAAGCGTGGGAAGAAGCAATATTGCGGGAGAGGAAAGTTGAAGAATATTGAAGACTTTGTGGAGGGCGTCACGACGCTCAACGACGCCGTGTATCGCGCTGTGGAGGAAGTTCGCAAGGACCGAAAGGTAAGCAATGCCGAGCTGATGTGCGTACTGAGCGGGCTCCTGTGCGCTCTGGCAGCCGATTGCGGAATGGACCACGACGACTTTCTAGATAGCCTGTCGATCAACTTCCTTGCCACCAGCACCGACATCGGCGTGGATCGAGACACGATCCACTGATGGAACGGCTACTGGACCTGCTCGACGAATATGAGGCCAAGCTGAAGTGCTATCTGGGCGTGCACGACTGGCACGAGTTCCACGCATGCGGCACCGAGCGACGCATCTGCAGGACCTGCTCTGAGCAGCAGAAGATCATGGTCCACGCGCATAAAACGTGGATATCCGATAAATGGTAAAAAAGTATTTGCAAAGTATAAAAATATAGCTTATGCTCTCATTCGTTGGTTGAGAGAACACTAGAAAGGAGAAAGACCATGACTTTTACTTACAACGTAGCCGGATATCTTATTGACGTTTGTTCTTTTGATGACGGCTCAAATGAGATAAATGTTTATCGCCGAGTTTATGATGATCATTATCCGCAGGGTATTTTAGAAGCAGAGATAAGCCTAAATGAATTGCTGG